GAATGCGTGGAACGGCGGATCGACGTGGTGTCGACCCCACGCCAGACGATCGACAAGGCCAAGGATGATGCTCAAACCCAATGGCGGGCAAAAACCCAATTTCTAGCCGGCGGGGTCTACATGGACCCGAGCCTCGCGGAAGATCAGAAGTGGCTGTGCTCGATCACAGATGCCCGAGACAGCGCCTCGGGGAAGTTGTCGGAAGCATCCGGTGCGTTGCTCGGCCACTCCGGGGAGCTTTACAGGTGTTATTTCTCAGCCCGTCCGTGCCGCTCAAATCTTGAGGTAGGTGACGACACGGACGATCCAAGTTCCCGCTAGAGCAGCTCCCCCGCTCCACCTCTAGCCGGGTAGCCGCCGTTGGTCCCTTTCCGCTGGGGACTGGCGGCGGCGCTTTTTGTGTTTCAGGGAAGCGCAAGCCACCGTTTCAAACGGTACAACTCTTCCGGTCCAAGGGAAACTGAAGTCTGAGCGCCGAATCCGGTTTCCGTGCTCCCGGCCCAAGGTTCTTCAATTTCAATGCGAAGTCCTCCTGCTACCGTCTTTGTAAATTGCACCTCATCGCCAACGCCTGGCTCTGTCATCACAATACGGGTGCTATCTTCGGCGATGTCCATATCCCGAACCGTCACCTTCTAATCCTCCGTTTCCATTCCCTCTCAATCTCACGCTTCACTTCAACCTTGGTACTCCCACACTTAGAGCACCTGAACTTCTTCTGCTTTAATTCTGCAAACGTCATTTCAGGATCAAATCGCCTTAAGTCCAGAACACGCTGGTGAAAGCAGTTTCCACCCTTACACGTTACGAAGATCCACCGGCCAGCTTGAATGTAGTGGGCTAGCTTGTCGAAGGACTCAAACTCGAAGGGCACTAGACGCAGATCATTTCTAGGCGCGTATTCGCACGCTTGATTGCATCCAGCCTAGATGGCGTCTCGTCCTCCCGGTAGCAGTCAACGTACGGATGCGGCCGGCCACTGTTGACGCGGAACTTGCCGCCGAAGCCGAGCGATCCCATGAAACGCCATTCTTTATAATCGTGGTCATCGTTGGTCACGTAGCGGATGAAGCCATAGGCATCGCGCTCATCGATGCTGGCGGCACATTCTTCGTTGATGATCTTGATCGCTTCGCGGGCCTGTTCTTCCGTCATCCTTCCCATCCTTCTCCCTCTCTAGGGGTGTGCTAGATGCAGTTTGCATCTACTATTCGTCCCCACGCCGTCCCCACGCAATCACATAACGTTCCGGACTCGTTCATGCGCAAACATGAACATGCGAACATTCAAAATCGCCCCCACGGAAGCAACGAAACAGGCAGTATTTACGGGTATTTTCGATGGTGCTGCCGGAGGGGATTGAACTCTCGACCTCTCCCTTACCAAGGGAGTTGTTAGGATAAGCCATATTATCTAAAAACTCAATAAACATCGGATATTTTATCACTTTTCACCCGTTCCAGCTTTTCTCGTCCCCACAGCCATCCCCACAATTTCATCCTCAGTTACGTCGGCAACTTTCCCCATCTTGATGCGGAGTGGTGCTGCAACCGGGACCTCTCCAACCGAGCGGTCAAACCATCCTTCTCCCGTGGCCTTGGCCTCGGCCGAGACGTTCTGCTTTTCGAGATGGATGTATTTGGCCATCGCCTTGCCGGTCTTCCAGTGGCCCGCACTCTGCACCCATGCAGTAGACTTGCCCTCGGCCTTGATCGCGTAGGTCGCAAAGGCATGGCGTCCGGCCTCCTTTGCCATGTGATAGGGCACGCCCGCTTCTTTGCACGCCCGGATGAGCCACTTCCGCATTGTCGTCTTCTGGTTGGTCCCGAACAGCGCTAGGCGCTTTGTGTCGGTCAGCCGCGGGCTATCAGGCGTCTCGCGTCCTATCGCCTTTGCCTGCGATAGATCAGGGAGCGCCATGATGGCGGCCCATGCCGGATCGGCAAGATTCAGAACGATGTGCTGCTTACCCTTGGTGTCATAGACGTTCAGTGTGCGCGCGTTGGCATCGAAATGCTGGCGGGTCCGGTTAAGTAACTCTCCCGGCCGGCGGCCATGCAAACGTCCAACAATGAGGAAGGCGCGCAGCCAGGGGTTCGCGACGGGGATGACCTTGCGATACCAATCCGGCTCCGGCACGTCGAGCTCGGGGATGCTGTCATGTCCCTTTGGGCGCTTGAGGCGAGCGGCGATGGCAAACCCCAATTCGCCCTGCATCCGGAGCGCGGCCTTGATCGGCGTGAAGACTTGACGGTTCCGGGTGGCTGGCGTCCGGTTTGGATAAATTTCGTCCGCAACCTTTGTGATGAGCGCCTGATCAATGTCGGTGATTGGCGTGAGGCCAATTTTCAAAAGCAGCGGCGTGAAGTACGGCGATGCGCCTTGCGTTCTCTGATAGGCTACGACAACATCGGCAAACGTCGGAACGGTTTTAGGTTCGGCATTCGCCTTTTCCAGATCCCTCTTGAACCATCCCTCAACTAGTTTCGCCCCCTCGCGCCGCGTGACAGAGCCAACGCTTCGCTCAACGAGTCTTGTGGTAACGGTGCCATCTGCTTGCCGCTCCGGCGTCCTATACCGCGCGTAGCGGGTGACTTTTCCGTCTTTCGCGACATGTTCGCGCCAGGAGATGCGTATGGCCATGGGATACCCTGAATAAAGTAGGACCAAGCGGCGCCGATTATAAACGAGTGCTTGCCGATCTTTCTATAGCAACCGAGACGCCGGGCTTCTTCGCTGATCCAGCGCAATGTCGGTGCCGTCCCGTCCGGGCCCTTGGGCAACCGGCAGCGCGCTTCCTCTAGCGGAATAAGCGTGCTCTCAGAGATCTCAGCCAAGACGGCCATACCTCTACCCTTCCTTCCCGAATTGAAATTGCTCTGTCGTCACGATCCTTCTCCTTGCTTGGATAGGGCGCGGAACGCGTTCCGAACCCAAATAACGAGCGGTATCAGGAAGCCGCCCCACGCCACCGGGACTTTTGCAATTAACTCACCGTCGAGTTTGCCCCATGTCGCAGCCGCATCCAGACGCCGCTTGGCCTCATCGGCAGTCGGTGCAACGATTTCCATTGACCATTGCTTGCCATCTAGATTGTAAGAGAACAGCCATGTTGGCCATTGTTTCGTGCTCATCCCCGTCCCTCCCGCTTAGAGAGAAGGACGCGCTTAATATCTTCCCATTCGACTTTCGGCAGCGTCATCCCGCTTTCTCCTGAAGCTTAGCTTCTTCCTTGGAACGCTTAAACCATTGCTCCTTGGCTCTTTCAGACCAGCCGAGAAATGCGGTGATCATCGCATCGCGGGCGTCTCCGGGCGGCGCAATTCTGGTGCCCCATAAAATGAACTGAGTGCCAACCCTCCAGCGCAGGTCGGTCCACCAATTCTCGCTGTAGGAGTCAGACATCGGCTTTCTCCTTAGCTTGTTCCTCGGCTATTAGAGCGCTCACGATGGCGAGTAATGCGGCATGGCGTGCCCCAGTCACCGCACTCAGACCAATATGCAAACGGCGAACTCCCAGGGATCATTCCGGGGCGAAGCGCGGTTCGGCTGATCTCGAAATCAACCTCCCAGATCGCATCTGCGGGCGCTCGGCCAAGGGCTTTACAGATCGCAAAGTCGAGTTCCCGATCCGCCCCGGTTGCCTCTTGGATGCGCTTCTGCAAGGATTTGAGAGTGGAGAGGTTCATGAAAACACCGCCAGCGCTGCAGCATTGCAGAGAACGTGCAGAATGTTGTCCGCGATAATGAGAAGCCAAATTGCGAGGAACGCGGGCTTGCTGTCCTGATAGCCGGTAGCCGTCAGCGGCTTGACCTGACCGAACGGCAGAAAGTGCTCATTCTTGAGCCAAACAACGAAGCGCGCGAGCCGCCACCTATCAATGAGAAAGTGCGAGCCGCAGATCGCCGCCAGCGCGGAAGGCGACTGAGTGATAAGAACGAACGGGCATGTATAAGTTATCGCGTGAATGGCAGCCGCAAAGCTGTTCTTGGTCTTATTGTCGGCCATCCAATCGGATTGCAGAATGTAATCTCCGACCGCATGGGCAACGAGTTGGTCTGCTGTGAAAAGCATTATGTTCTCCGGATGCGCTTCTGCAAGGATTTGAGAGTGTCTAATCGTTTCACGACTTCCCGCCTTCCTTATTGGATGCGCGCTGCACGAACGCTGCTATGCAGATAGTCGGCGGCGACTATGTTAGGCCCTACGCCTCCATCCTTGTGATGCTCGACCATTAGCGCCGGCTTTTCGCCAACATCGCCAAGGACACGAGCGATCGCTTGAACGGTGGTTCCGGGCGCGACAAGCACCTGCGTAGGCAATTCGCCTAGACCTTGATCGACCAACGACGTAAGCCAATCGCGGTATTCGCGGATTGTAGGAAGAAACTTATCTTCGGTCGCCATCCTACTTCCCTCCCTTATTGGATGCTTCAAGAGCGGAACGGGCTTCGGCATCTCGCATACGCCAAGCCCGACGCCATGCCGCGCGGTGCAGTTCCTCGCGTATCCATTTGGCCTCGCGGTCCATTCCCCCACAGTCGCAAAGAGGCGAGTTCCAAAGAACGCCGAAGCAAGATCGCGTGTGGAAGCTCATTTCGTGCTCCCGTTAAGAAGGGCGCGGATAGCTTTGGCGCATTCGTTGTCCTCGCTATAGTAGCCGTTCGCAATCCGCGCGCATTCCTCTATAGCTTTCACTCTCGCTTCTTCGAGTTGAGACTTGAAGCCTCGAACGCTGCGGTCAAGGTCGCCGGGGTTCTTGAACCCGAGAGATTGAGCCCATTGCAGGCGCACGTTGTTGAATGAATGCGCCATCATATGGGAGAGGTTCACGGCCATTTGGTTCCTTATAGATCCGTCGACCTCGCGGTAATGGGACACCAGATCGAACGAGTATTTCAGCACATCGAACTGTGATCCGCCGAATGCCGCTTCGCTCTCATCTTTGATTTCCAATTGCTTTTGCGCTTCTTCGAGTTGTGCGCGGAGAGAGGTGATTTCGTCCCGCGCTTCCACGATGCGCGAGATAAGGACGTTCGGCGCAATGACGCGCACGGCTATTTCTGAGCCGCCCCATTTCGCTTGCTCCCTTGCTTTGATGAGGTCGGCGGCAAGGGATGTTAATCGTGCCTCAACTGTCTCTCTCATTCCGTCACCTCTGTCGTCAACTTGATGCGCGATCATTGTGTGTTCGCTCATTTCCCCACCTCCTGCGGAGCCGTACCGGAGGGCGTGGGAGGACGAGCGAGCCAAAATTCTTCGCGACGGTCGACGTTTCTCAAGTAACCTTTCGATGTCCATCCCCATAATTGGTGCGAATGAGCGAACATCCAATTCGTGCAGTACCTCTCCGAGGAAGGGTGGATGTCACGCTTCTCTGCCATGATGGCCGCCCAGAAGTCATCGTGGCCGACTTGCGTCATGTTGGGCGGTGGCGTTGGCAATGACGCCTCGAAAAGCGGGAGCGGTTTCGTCATTTCCCATCCACCTCCGAAGGAGCCGTCACACCGGCTGATGGGGCGACGCGGTGGACAATCTTCCAGTCTCGTTCGCTCGGCACCTCGAACCCGGCCGCGTTTCTATGGCCGCCTCCGCCATAGAGTTTTGCGATTTCTGAAACGTCCGCCCGGCTATCTTCCGATCTCAGCGAGACTTGGAACTTGCCGTCGCCCCGCCGGAACCATGCCGCCGCAAATGGGGCATATTCGAATTTGCCAAGAAGCTCGTTGGCCGTATCGCTCGCGAAATGGTAAGGCACGTTGACGGTCGGAACGGTGTGGCCGCCGATTTCGTCAAAGATGACCTGTTCCATGAATTGCGAAATGAGCTTTTGCTCGGCACGCAGGATCGCGCCACCGTCGCGGACCAGGGCGGTGACATCGCCAGCTTCAATCCAGGCATCCCACCGGTCAAAGGTCTGCTTATAGCTGCGCACCGCTGCTGAGACGTGGCGGGTGTACGGAAGCGCGAAGCGCCAAAGATCGCGGTCCTCGACGTGCTTGATGAGGTCGGGAACCGGCAAGCCAGGATGACAGAACTCCCAAGCGAGACGAGCGCCTGATTTCTCCATGTCGAACCAAGCGATGGTCGGTAGGCAGTTCTGCATGAGGCAATGGGCGATATCAAACTCGGTGTTTTCAAGTGCGATATGTAGATTTTCCGGGGCACGGCTCGCGCCCCATTCGTGCAGTTCAGCTTGCGCTGTCTTATGGTGGTCAAGAACGACGATGGACTTCGCGGCATTGCCGAGTTCGCGCATAACTGGATACTTGAACGAGAAATCGACCATGATGACGTCTTTGCCCGTCACATCAGGCGGCGGCTTCCCGTAGCTGGCCGGGAAGAACTCGACATCATCACCCCATCGTTTCCAGACCGCATACGCAGCCCCGAAGCCATCGTCACAGTTGCCGTGATAGATGCAGAGATCAGGCTTCCACATGGAATTATTTCCCCTCGGTTGCAGTTTGCGGAGCCGTCACACCGGCTGATGGGGCGAGAGAATGACGCTCGCGACGTAGCCGCTTCACTTCCAGCGCGAACAGGTGGTAGCGAAAATCGTCTTCGTCCGGCCACGTCTCGCCTTCGGTCCAAACGCACCAGCCATCATCGGAGCCCTCGGGGACGTATCGGATTTCCGCGCCGGGGCCTGCCATTTCCGACGCAAGCTCGGCTAGCGCCCACGTGTGGACTCGGATGGAAACACCTCGCGCCGTTACCTTGATGCGACCGCCAGCGCTTCCGGCTAGTGCGGTTCGGGCTGCATCAGGTGCGGGAGGTAAAGGCATCCAACCCTCGAACCATTCGTCAGGAAAGCCGCCGCAGCCGCCGTTTGCGAGGTTCCAACCGCAGTCATACCCATCGTCCGCCAAACCCGGATGGCGCATGACAATTTGCGTTCCGCCCCATCGTGACGGGGCCTCGTTATTGTACGGCGAATCGAAGGTTTTCTTGAACAGACCGAGCACAGGGCGGCCATTCTTCCGGGCCGTATCCATCGAACGCCAGTCTGTAGAAGGTGCAGGACTACCGGAGAGAGCGGCACGGATGCGCGCCTGTATCGCTTTCAATTCGTCTATCGAATTAACGACACCTTCTCGGATTTGGCAGTCGATCAAGCCATCGCAGAGGTCCAGCGCGCTTCTCAAAGCCTCTGTGCTGGTATAGGCGTTCACGGCTTGGGTTCTGACTGTCGCGATCTCGTCTGCCGTGCGCTCGGCAGCCAAGTCCGCCGCGACTCCATCCGAAGTCTGGTAAATCGCATCAACAAGCTGATCCGTTGTAGAAGGTTGGACCGCGCTACTAGCGTTGTGATGACCCTTATCACCGACATTGTTCGGCATTTGGCGATCCTTCAGAATGGAATTTTGTCGTCGTCTGTGGCGTTGTACGCAGCCGATGTACGCGACCTTCGCATCCTCAAGTGGCACAAGCCCGAAGCGCACCATTATCGCGATGACGTCGCCACCAGTGAGCGGGAAACATTGCGCATCCCAATCAGCGCATTCGCGAACCATGCCGATGGGATTCGGCACTGTGCAGGGTTCTTTTGGTCCTGGCGTTCTCTCGTCCTGTTTCATACATCGTTCTCCGTAACGGCAATCATACGTTCGACGAGAGAGACGGCTGATTGCTGCAGGCCCTCTGTTGTTTGCTTAAGAGCGTCCCAAGCAGCGGCTCTAGCAGCGTCCCAAGCAGCGGCCCCAGCAGCGGCTCTAGCAGCGTCCCAAGCAGCGGCCCAAGCAGCGGCCCCAGCAGTGGCTCTAGCAGCGTCCCAAGCAGCGTCCCAAGCAGCGTCCCCAGCAGCGTCCCAAGCAGCGGCTCTAGCAGCGTCCCCAGCAGCGTCCCCAGCAGCGTCCCCAGCAGCGGCCCTAGCAGCGGCCCAAGCAGCGGCCCCAGCAGTGGCTCTAGCAGCGGCTCTAGCAGCGTCCCTAGCAGCGTCCCAAGCAGCGTCCCAAGCAGCGTCCCAAGCAGCGGCTCTAGCAGCGTCCCCAGCAGCGTCCCAAGCAGCGTCCCAAGCAGCGTCCCAAGCAGCGGCTCTAGCAGCGTCCCCAGCAGCGGCCCTAGCAGCGTCCCTAGCAGCGGCCGCATCATTGCGGACCGCCTCAAGCGCTGGCATCAATGACGGGCACTGCGCAAAGTCTGTAATCTCTGGGAGAGACGCAAGAGCATCAGCCTGCTTGTCGAGTTTTGCGAGCCTGAGCCAAGCGACCGTATGCGTACGGATCAACCAATCCGCCGCCATTGTTGCACGCCTTTGCTCAATCTTTGGCGTGCTTCGAGTGCCGACGAGCTTTGGAACAAGAGGCAACAGAAGACGATTGCGATCCTCATCGGTCGGCAGACCATCATTCCAGGACCGCATAAAGGCACCGATGACAGGGCACGCGCATTGAGGATGATCGGACCACGGTTCTCGCGCAATCCAAGCGACAGCTTCCATTGCGCACATCAACCCGTCATTGGCGGAATGGCCACCGTTAGAAAGCACGCTCACGGACGCAAGACGTTCAGTGTCGATTGTGAAATCCATTGTTCTCTCGTCCTGTTTAGTGTTGCTTTCCATTTCCCACTTCCATTCTATTTTAGGGTGTCTTCCCGTTAGTCCTCTACTTGCTCAGACAGTGTGACCGGCGATGCGCGACGATGATCCGTGTCATTGCTGCGACCGCCATTCGGATTGCCTTTTCTGAATTGTCGGCTGGCCGTACTGCCCACAACGCTGCTGCAAGTTCGATCGGCTCATCAACGCCACGCTCTGCAAACCAGCGCGGCTCATGCCTTGAGCCGATGCTCTCCAATTCGTCATGGGGAGTTCTCGATAGAGGCAGCCCGAAACGATCCGATGCACGTTGCCCCATGCCGCGCTCTTGCCCGGCCGCAGCCATCTTCAAGTGATGAACTTCTCCTGCCGGAACCTTGAGCGTCACGACGCAGGGGCATTTCCTGAGCGCAGCTAAATGCGCCTCACTATTCCCCGGCCGCTTGGCTCTCTTGTCCTTCGGCGCCATGCGTTTTGCCTTTGCACGTTCCGTTACAGTAGGGCGGAAATTCCCGAATACCTTTTCTCCAAGCCAAGCCATCACGCAGCCTCCGAACGGAAGTTGTTCCACATGATCCGATAGCCGCTGAAAGGTAGAGAGCCGTAGCGCTCGCGGAACCAATCGCGCATCTCGCTAACGCTCTTAAAGCCGTCGATCTTCGCGATATGCTCTGCGTCTCCAGACGGGAGCCTAAAGTATCCAACCGCGATATAATCGTCGGCGATCGTGATCGGCTCGCAGATCGCGCACGTTGCAGTCCCGATAAGCTTGCAATCCTTCGTGCGCTGGCCCGTATAAAGCTGGAGCACGTCGCCAGTCTCACAGCGCGCGGTTTTGCGGATCGTCTGCGTCTTACGGCCTGTGCGAATGTCCGGCACGAACTGAGCCTGAAAATTGATCGCGACCATCATGCGGCCTCCCTGATCGCATCGAGTTTCGCGCCCGTCTTGATGAGTTCGATAAGGGCCGCATAAAGAGCAGGGTTCTCTTTCCTGAGTGTGATGACCCATTTCAAAACATCAGCAGCGCCGTCGTGCATGTATTCGAGCGCTTTAATCCCGCCTTCGACGCAGGCCACGATTTCATCCGTGCGCTCGCCTCCGTTCAGGAGATGGCGGATTGCCGAGGCTTGGTGCTGGAGATTGCGAGGGTTCATTCGCTCACGGCCTCCTGATAAATCGTGCCGTCTTCAAAGATCATCTCCAGGCGCACTTTCTGGGCACCGTGGAATCTTAGGAGCGCGTTTAGGAAGCACTGTAACTGGGCGTCGGTCATCGAATGTGCTCCACGTCTTCCCCAGCAGCCTTAAGAAGTTTTATGAAAAACAGAGACTCCGAATAGAAGTCGTCTGCCTTGGCGAAATCTCCCCGCTTCTTTGCGGCGTTCGATTTTTCCAAGAGGTCGAACACTCTTGTTTTCGCGTCTTCAATTGGGTCGATCATTAGCGTGTCATCCGCATCTGGGCGCGTTCTGACGCCTCCGAAGATACGCTGCACCAATAATCACGATCCAATGCGCGCCAGTCTGCACGGGCTAAATTCGCGGCGTGACGAGCTTCGTGCATCTTCTTCACGTAGGACTTCCATTCCTCGGAAACCCGAACCATGTCTTCGGCTGCAGCCATGCTCTTGGCGATTTTGTTTTGAACCAGAGCGAGCTTCATTTCCGCCATCACGATGGAGCGGCCTTCCTCGAAGCGTGCAGCCCGATCCTCGCAATCAGCCCAAGTCCGTTCGGCAACGCGCACCTGTTCAGACAAGTGCTGACGTTGCTCTTGCGGAGACATGTCGGCAACGATGCGTGATTGGGCGTTCATGACCTGGCAAACTCCCCGTGCAAGAGGGACGCGGCGACTTGGTAGACTAACGAAGCTTCTTCGGGAGTTTCATACGAACCTATGCGTCGCACTTTCCCATTTGCCTTGATCTGAGCGACGTAGCGGCCACGTGAGCGAGTTACCCCCTTGAAGCCTGTAGTATTCGAAGGCCTTTTCGATGAGTTGCTGGCGTTTTGGGATTTTGTTGCAAGCCTGAGGTTTTCGATCCGATTGTCAGAACGATCCATGTTGATGTGGTCAACTAGATCATTCGGCCAAAAGCCGTAGACGTACAGCCAAGCAAGCCTGTGCGCCCTGTGCCGCTCGCCGCAGATGGTGAGGCGCAAATATCCCTGGCCGTCTTCGCCCGTTGCGATGTCCCCGACGTCCCCGCGCAATGGCTTCGTTCTCCATCGAAAGATCCCGGTTCCATGGTCGTAATCGATATGTTCGCGAAGCATTGCCTGCGTTAGCTTGCTTGGCGGCGGTCCTTTGCTTTCGTGGCCGCATGTCGGGCAGATACTAGCCATCAGGCCGCCTCCGACTTAACGAAGGCGTCGACATTGCATTTATGGACAGTGAAGCTGATGGCAACTACGAAAGGATTGGCCTCCCAAGCGCCGTCACCGTTGATGTGGTTCCAGAGGTGCGAGAAGCGCTTTTTATGCGTGTTGCATTCCTGGCAATCGACTTCCATGTACCCCAGAGCGTTACCGAGAGCCCCATGAAGGCCAGTGCCACCGCATTTCGGGCAGATTGACCAATCGTGCTCATCTCGTTCGGATTCGACAGCCTCAACTCCCTCCGCAATCGCGTCTGCTTCGGAGATCGCCTGCAGGCGCTCGACGCGAACGTCGGTCACACAAAGCGTGAGGCGCGAAAACTCGCGGGACATATGAATGGACGGCTTCCAGTAGGACTTACCGGAGCGGAAGCCGTCGTCGTCGCACCATTCCCAGTCGCCGTCAGCTGCCCAAATCACAGATCGCTTCACTAAGTCGGGAGGCAATGCGATGTGAGGACGCGCGGGCCAGTTGGGTTGCCCAGCGGTGTTTGTCGTTCGAGCCCACGTCTCGCGCACCCAAAGAACGTCGCCAACAGAGAATGGAACATCAGCCTTTTGACGTGGGAAACTCTTGATGATCGCGTCATCCCAATCCTGAAACTTGAGTTTCCGTCGCGTCTGGGTTTTGGACCCGGCAAGAATGGCTCGGACCATATCGCCTGAAAAGAGGATCGGTCGTGTCGTCATAAGTCGTCCTTCCGGGTCTTCTGCAAACCTGAGTAGTCGTTCACAGACCCAAGGACGCGGGCCACGGTGCAGTAGGCGGTTACTTTCGAGAGCCGGGTTTGATGCTCGATCTGCTCTAGCGTGTACCCGGCTCTTGCCATCCATTCTGCGTCTGCTATGCGCTGCCAAAGCTCGCGGTGATCTTCCACGTCGATCCTCAGAAGTGATAGTTCAGACCGACCTTGATCGTGTCCGCGTCCAGCGATGTGCTGTTGGAATAAACATGGCCTACGGGCGGATCCGAAATGCTGGTCTGGCTTCCGCCCTGGTCGCCAAAGTCCATGTGCATCCACTCGACCTTGATGCTGATCGCATCTGTAAGCCGCTGCTCAACGCCAGCGCCCACCGCCCATCCAGTGAACGTGTCCGTGCCCTGCTGTGAATAGGCAGGATTGGCGGAAGTCTGCTTCGCTTCGCCGTCGTAAAATGCGAAGCCGCCCTTTCCGTAAACAAGTGTGGATGGTGTCACGAGGAAACCGGCGCGAGCTGTCACGTCTCCATACAGACCACCATCAAGCGTCAATGTCTGATGTGAGGACGAGTCTGACGGGATACTGCCGGAGCCTGAAAGATCGAGGTATGAAAGATCGCCCTCGACGCCGACCACGAAGCGGCTAATTTGGAAATTCCAGCCTACAGTGCCTCCACCAAATCCACCTTCAGGCGAATAATCAAACGGGCCAGGACGCACACCGTCTTTGACGTTGTCGGTCGTCGATGCGTTACCCCAAGCATATCCGGCATGTGCACCGATGTAAGGTCCGGTCCAGGTTTTATCCTGAGCGACAACGGGGCTTGCTGCGAGAAGTGCAGCGGCAGAAATTGATAGAGCAATGAGTTTCATTATGTCCCCCTCGGGTGTTGGTTGAAAATTATTCTGCGGCTTCGGCCAGTTTAAATTTCGAGGTTAGCTTCGCCAACGTCGCCTCGACCTCAGCGAGGAATACGGCAGCCTCTTTCTGAAGCTCGGCAATCGCGCTTTCATCACGGTGAACCCGCTTGACGAAAAGCTGCATGTCGCTTGGAAATGCCGGTGAGTAGGAAACGTAATCGCACCACTTCCGCCCTGTGACCGCCATTCCCCACATCATCTGCGTGACGTACTTGCCGGGGATTTCCTCGGTCAGAAGCGTTTGCAGATGCGCAGCCGGTTGCGGCGCTTTGATTTCCAAAATGCCGTCTTCATCGATCAAGCCATCCGGTGAATAGTGCGAGAACTGAATGGTTGGGTGCTTGTAGAGTCCAACCTGAACGACCGTGCAATCATTCAGGAACTCATAGAGAGCACGTGCAGCCGGTTCGTTCTCCGTCCCGGCCTGCATAGCCGCCGTTACAAATTTCTCTACAGGCTGGCCTGTGAGGCGTTCTATGACCAGCTCTGCTGCAAGGTTTGCGCGAGATGCGCCCCATCCTGTTTTCGTCTTGGCAATCGCCTCATGAAAGCGCGATCCGCCAAGGCTGCCACAGCGAGCAGCCTTCCAAGCGTCCGAGCCTTGTTCAAGATCAAGTACGACCGGTTTCATTTCTTGGCCGCCTTTCCCTTTTGGAGAAGAACGGCCTTCGCCTTTTCAAACTTGCTCTGCATTATGTCGGAAAGGCTTTCAACTTTCCCGATTGCTAAAAATTTATTGTAATCAGATCCGGTTTCTTCGATGAGCTTTGTCAACTCCGCGACCTGCTCATCCGTAATCGGCGCATCCCCGCCCGCGCCATTGCCGTCATCGTCTTTTGAGCTTATTGCAACATTGAAAGCGTTTCCGAGCACGTACCGCTTGCCATAGGTGAAGGCGGAGCCGGTGGCGTGCGTCTTGGTCATCACGTCGTTGCCCTTGGCGCCCTTGCCATCAGCAGGCATGTCTGCCTGGTAACGGCGTGAGTGGCCGTCAGTGTGGATTAGGTCCATCACGACGCGAACATGGTCAGGCTTGTCGCTCGGTTCAGAGTTAAACGTCGGAGCGAACCCGTGCTTGGAATAGATTGGACGCAATGCACCGTCCAAAGCCTCGAATGTTGCGTACTTGCTTTTGGTTTGCGGGTTATCGGCGTTCGTTCTGACCGGCAGCATTTCGGCCTGTGCGGCGACGAACGCCGCCATCCATGACTTCTGAGCCTGATCGGCTTGAACGCGCTGGTAGAAGTCAAAGGCTTGCGAAACGCGCTCCACGGGCAAACTCGGATCGCTCATGATGCGCTCGATCATCGAGAACATCGCGGCGCTCTCGTTGAGCGGCGCAACATGCTTTGGCTCGTCTTTAATCTTCGCTACTGCACTCATACCTGCGTCTCCTTACGGTCTATCAATTGACGTGCTCGTTCTCTCCAATTGAAGGTATTGGCAATCGTGTCTGCGAGCTGATAGCGGCGGGCGATCACAATGGCCGTGACGCGCTTTCCGAGTTTCTTCTCGCAACGATCGATTGCTTTGAGCATCGCGACGGCTGCGTCTTCTTCCGGTTCCGGTGCGACCGGAAACGGGCGCGGGATGATCGGGAAATTCAGAATCTTGCTCATTCCTCCACGATCCTTCTCACCGTCGCTTCCGTGCCTGCGATCTGTCCGACTAAAAGCTGTTGCGCTTCTGCGGCTCGCTCGTAATCAAGAATGTCCTCGATAGTCCCCATCGGGGAGAACCATGCTTCTATGGCTTCCGAAGCTTTTCTGCCCATGCGGTAGGAGCGCTGTTTCAGGTTCGCGATCTGCCGTTCGTATGGCTTTGCAGCTCGTGCACGATCAGCGGGTGAGAACACGCGATCTGCTTCTGCCTGCGAGAGAGGATGCACGCTCATTGTGCCTCCTGCTGCTTAGAGAGTTCGGCCGCCTTCCTCAGAGCGGAGACGACTTCGGATGATGGCTTGATGGGGTTGTCAACGAGGACGCCGATGGCCAGCAAATCGTCTTCGAGCGCGATCAGGCGAGATTCGAGGTAATCTTTCGCAACCTCTTCAGCACCGGCGTCAAAGTCGCTCGTTTTCCCATTGGTCATGACACGGATGTAAACGACGGCCCTATCCTCGATGACGGCGAGATATGATCTGCGCATCGCATCGTATTTTTCGACAAGCGTCTTGGCGCGTTCTATGTCGCTAGCCTTCAGCATTGGTGCTCTCCGCTTTGATCGCTTCGAAATTGTCCGTCAGCGCATCTATGCAATCGCGAAAGCCCATTCCGATGTGCTCGTCGAATGCAGCTTGGGTCGGGCCGCTGGCTCTTCCCTGGTGAGCGCCTCCGTTGATCTCAGGGCTGCACATGGATTCCGCTTCTTTGTCTGCCGCGCGTAGCTTCCTCGCGACGTTAAGAAGGTCTTCCTTTGCCCATGCATCCATCGCGACGTTTCGAACGATGGATTCGATATCGATTGCTGCGAACGAAGCGGCGGCTTGGAGGTGGCCAACTGCGGTCGGGTATTTGAGGTCCAACATGATCACCGGCTCTCCTGCTCTTTAGCGAGGGATGCTGCTTGCGGCGGGTCTGGCAGAGACATCCAGTGGGTAGGCGGATCTAGCTTCCTGCCATTCCAACTGCCTTTCGGCGTCTTCCAACTAGTTTCCACGTAGGAGATGCCGTTCGGATAGATGCCCGCTATAATGACCTCTTCGCCATGCGGAGCCGTTTCAATCGGCTGCCATTCACTCACCTTCATTGGAGGAACCTCCACGGGCACGATTGAGTGCGGCGAGGGCGTTGCGCTTGCAACGGTGCAATTGGTCGTAATCGTGGACGCCATCGACGCAGTTCAGAAGGCTGTCGAGCGCTGAAAACAGATCAGGAGCGGCTGCGATCAGGCGAGCGTTGGCCTCCAACGAGCCAAGCTCATCGGTTTCGCCGCAACCCGACCGGACAGACGCGTGACTTACGAAGCCGACTTCGGGATGCTCCGCGCCGATCCAGATCTCATCACACAGGGACCGCTCGTCTTGGGTCGACCAAGGTCCCGGCGTAAACTTCGTATCTGTTGATAGGACTTCACCTGTCATCACTCATCTCCCCGCAGGAGATGGCCACGGCCGGCGTCGATCATATCTCGCCGATAATCCTCACGGTCCTCGCGCTGGTAATCGCACCAGTCCGAGTAGGCGCCGTCGCTCTCGTCATCGAGCGCGGCTGCTTTCGTCGGAAACGGACCGCGCAGCGTCTCGTTTCCGTCATCATCTTCGTGCAGGTAGTACCAACCGGCAGAAGGTTCTTCGGCAGTGATGTTGGAATATGAAACGTAATAGGCCATCAGCACACCTCCGGTCTGTTGAATTTCCTGTCGCGCTGATCGCTAATGAGAGAAGCGATCGCGACGAGAGCGACGGGGATGAGGAAAATTGCGAGGACGATCACTAAACGGTCCTCCGAAAGCCAATCTCGGAACCCCACTCTCGGTGCGAGTCAAAACCGCTTCCTTCGCCATCGATAAAATCAGGATCAGGACGGACGCCTTCGCCGTTACAGCCGCAGTCCGTCTCAAATTCTGCTAGGTAGGCTTCCGGGTTTCCCTCGCACTCGTCGCAAAGCCTGAAGCCGGGAATTGACGTCGGATCGGCGCGGAGACGTTCAACTCGGTTCCCCAGATCCACCCTTGTTTCCAAAACTCGTCCGTCGAGAATGGATCGAACGGCACTCCGTCCCTCGCGGCGTTCATTCCCATTTGAAACACTGCCAGGTCTGTGCTGGTCGCCGTCGCGAGAATGTTTGTCATCGTTCATCTGCCCGGTTCCGAGGTTGACGCTCACAAAAAGAAGCCGGACTGAACCCCTTCGATGGGTGCTGATTCCTCTAGAGTGTTCGCGAGAGGCATCAGTCCGGCTCAACCGTTGGAAAACCGCAGACGGGACGTGTCTGATCTCCAACCCCCTCTGCGATCCGGTCCCGCTAGGTGAGGGTGGTTCGCTTCGGTGATT